ATTGGACTAAAAGTGTCCAAACCGAATGACAAGTCAATGACCTTATCTGCTTGATGTTCATACTTTTCAATCGGGATGCAGTAGTCAAGATAATCAAAAAGTGAATGATATTGCTTCGGACTATCGGTGAAATGGCTTGACCAGATACGAACTCACGCTCAGAAAGGGGTATTTCCCTACGAGCTGTTTGAAAAGACCGCTCCGAACCAAACGCCCAAGGAGGCCGAATATGTCAGGGCCAACTACAAGCAGACCACGCTTCAGGTATTCAAGGACATGGTTGATACCTATGGCCGTGCATATCATGAGAACAACTGGTCTTTAAGCTACACTCCCGATGCGGACCAATACGTTAACACCGATACTACCTTAGCGCGTTACCTTGATTCCGAATTTCCGGAATATGGAAGCTTGGATAACTTCGTGTTCATGTTCCTGCCTCCACTAAAACTGATGGATGCGATGGGAGTCGTGGCGGTCATGCCGTATGAATTGGACACGGTTGAGATTGATGGCGAAGAGGTGCTTAACCCCGATGAGCTAGTTGAGCCATACACTAAGTTTTACCATACCACTAGGGTTCTGGCTTTCGATGAGGAGTATGCAGTCATTGAGAGTGAGGAACGAAGCGAAGTCGAATATAATAATAAGATGGTCATGGAGGGGGCGGTGTTCCTTATATTTGATGACCAATGGATTTACAAAGCTATTCAGGTAGGCAAGAAAGTTGACAACCAATTCGAGGTCATTGAATGGTTCAACCATGCCACAGGTATGCTTCCTGTCAAGCGAGTGGATGGCATCAGCATACAGATTGACGAGATTATGCTTCAGCAGTCACCATTCCTTTATGCTACCGATATACTTGATGAGGTGCTACTCGATTCAGCGTTGCTGCGTGGAATCAAACCTACCTGCACCTATCCTTACCGGGTAATGATTGGTGACCCTTGCCAGTTCCAAATCAGGATTGATGGGGAGAACCTGACCTGCGATGGCGGTTTCCATTACAGGCATGACGGGACTAAGACGCTCTGCCCTGATTGTAACGGCACGGGCATGAAAGACCGAATCAGTCCTTACGGAACGCTGCTAATCAAGCCGCAGACATCGACCACGGCAGGTGATAATATCAGCCCCGATTCGGCTATATTCTATGCAGCCCCATCGACTGAAACGCCTCGATTCTTGCGTGAGGAAATAGCCCATAACATGAACGCGGCTTATGAGATGCTTCACCTTAAAAAGACCAATAACAAGGTACAAGGAGGCGAGGGCATCACGGCAACCGAGGCGGCCAGTGATCAAAAGGCATTGATTGCCGGTATCAAACAGAATTGCATGCAGCTGTTCGATATGTATGAGTGGTGCATCGATATGATTGGACTGATGCGCTACGGCGAGAACTACCGCAAGCCAGTGATTAAGCGACCTGTGAATTACGACTTTTACCTTGAGTCGGATTACTTGGCTCAGATAAACGAAGCCATCGCAGCCAAGCAGCCGCCGTTTGTTATTCAGTCCATTATCTATAAATACTTGCAGACCCTATATTATCCTGATGTCCAAGGGCAGCAGATATTCAACCTGATTAGCCAAGCTGACCGCTTGCTCACGATGACTTTGGATGAGATTAACCTGAAGCTATCAAAAGGATTGGTAGATAAATGGGAGGTCGTTCTGCACGATTCGGCTATCAACCTGGTTAATCAGTTAATGATGGAGAACCCTGCATTCTTTGAGCAGGACTTCGACACCCAGCTTCAGCAGTTGGTAGCCAAGGCCAAGGAGATATCGGGTGCCATTGGCTTGACCACACCGAGCGGATTCAACGCTCAGAACCTAGTCAGTAACATCGTAGCAGGCATCTAATGGCAACGCTGAGTGAGCTGATAGCTGAGAAAACACGGCGGCTCACAACCGTTCCCGATGCTTATTTGACCGAAGTAGAAAGGGCGCAGAAACGGCTTTTCCCTCAAATCGTTGACATACTTCGGCAGCTCTCGGTCGATTCGGCTGGTAATATTATTCTAAACGCAGCGAACCTCACCTTGGCATCCGATGTCAAGGCATTGGTTCAAGACATATTAAGCCAATCGGAATATATCACAGCGGTTAGGGAATTCGCCTCACAGATGACTGAGCAAGGCAAGGTCAGTAATGAGCTATTCGCAAAGGCGTTTGATGGCTTTACACCGAGACCGATTGCCGAGGCATTGCTAAAAACTACCCAACGCAATGCAGTCGATTTGATGGTTAACGCAATAGGTAACCAACGCTTTGCGGATGTGGTGCGTGAGAACATCGAAACGGCCATCAGTTCCAACGCAGGATTTACAGAAACGGTTAGGCAGCTTCAGACGATTGTAACTGGAGATGACGAGGTTGATGGTAAGTTACTTCAGTATAACAAGCAGATTGCCCACGATACCTTTGCCATAGCCGACAGGAACTACACCAGTGCGGTCAGTGAGGAACTGGAAGCGGAGTGGTTCTTTTATTCGGGCAGCGAAATCGAAACGACTAGGCCGTTCTGTGAATCTAGGCATAACCAATACTTTTACTATAAGGAGATAGAGGATTGGCCAACTGCTGACTACAATGGCGGCGGTGTAAGAGCAGGACAATGGGCAGGCCAAATACCTGGCACCAATTCAAGCACTATCTATTCCTATGCAGGTGGTTACAACTGCCGTCATTCAATCATACCCGTATCCATTCGCAGGGTGCCAGAATCAAAGATTCGTGAGGCTATAAGCAAGTATGGCTTTGAACCGACCGAGGCCGAAGCAGAATTGTTAGGGCTATAAATCCTTATCCCTTGTTCGGTATAAATCAAAGGCAATCAGCAGCAGACAACCGATAAATAAAGCTACATTCATGGTATCGTCTTAAAAATAAGATACCAAAATACCAGCAATAGACCCGAAACAATCAGCCAAAAGACCTTGATTTCCTTATTATTGTCCTCCATTAAAAGCTACTTTTAGGCAATTATAAACATAAATTTATAACTTTTTAGCTTATTTTTGCTACATGGACCACCTTAAAAAAGCAATGAGCATGAAAACTGGCAGGGTTGCCATGCTTCCGCCTCAGATCTACAACAACCCTTTACGGATGGCATCGGGCCAATGGGTGCTGATTGAACAGCCCCAGGTCGACATCAAAAAGGTTGATGAGAATACATTCGTAATAGTTCAGAACAACACAACGGCGCCGGCTGAGTCGTTCCTTGATACCTTTACATCGGAAGAACCGACCGCCGAAGCACCAAAGAAAAAAGGTCGTAAACCAAAATCAACAGATAATGATAGACCTGAAGCAGCTGAATGAATTCGCTGGAATCGAAGCCGAGAACTTCGACCAGTTCAAAGAGCAATTCCAACAGAAGTTCGTACTTAAAGAGAACGTAGTCAAAGACCCTGACCTCACTAGCCAAATCACTGGCAAGGTGATGGGTTCACAAATGACCAAGATTCGCCAAATGTTTAAGGAGGAGGGCGTTGAGTTCAGCGATGAGGAGACCAAAACCATAAAGAAAAACGAGGAGCTGTTCAACCTTGGTTTGTCCAAGGTCAAAGGCAATCTCTTAAACCAAATCGAAGATGTCAAAAAATCCGCCTCGGTCGGGTCAGATCAACGCCTACAAGAATACGAGGCCAGGATCGCCAAGATTGAAAAAGAAAAAAACGATATTAAGTCAGCTTGGAAATCCACTGGCGAAGAGTTCGAAAAGTATAAGCTCGAAGTCAGTAACACCATAAAGCAAAAGGAAATAGACTTTAGGTTATCCAAGGCCAAAGAATCGTTAAAGCTACGTTCCAAGATTAACGAGGCCGAGCGTGCAGGGTTCGAAGCCATCCTTAAGAACCGTCTTAAGTTCGACCTGGATGATAGCGGTCAGCTCGTAACCATGAACGCCAATGGTGAGCGCATCAAGTCCAAGGTCAAGGCAGGTGATTTCATGCCAGCCGATGAGGCCATCCAAGAGATTGTCAACGAGCTTGGATTGGGTGAGACCAACCCCCATGCAGGCAAACCTGCCCCACAAGCTCCTGCCATGTTCGGAATGAACAACCGTACCCCACGACCAATGCCATCGGCTCAACCGCCTGCAATGGCATCGGGCAAGCGCATCCATCCTCGCGCAACAAAATAAAGCTGTTTGTTTGTCTTGTTTGAAAGGGCCGCTGATTATCGCGGCTTTTTTTGTATATTTGCATTCGGTGCGTGCCACTGCAATAGTGTGGATTCTTTGTGCAAGCCACGGCAATATCGGGCAAACTCAAATAATTCTAAACTTTAATCCATACTAAAACCATGTCATGTTCATCAACTTTGCTCGCTTGCCCCGATGTGCAGCTTGAGCTTAACAACTATTTCACAACTTGTAATATCGCTACACTTGGCCGCGACTCGGCTTTCTTGGGTATGCTTACTAGCCCTGAGAACGTATCAGGAATCAACCAGGTAGTAAACCCAGGTGGTGCTAAAACCCGTACCGTAATCCTGCGCTACGACTCTGGTATCCCAGTTGCCAACGTAGAAGAGGTTACCGAGTGTAACCTTGACTGCTCCGCTACCAACCAAGGTGGTGACAACTCAGCCGAATACTCTATGGATATCTGCCAAAAAGTTAAATACGGCGAAGGTTACTCTGTTTATGATTTGGCTAACATCTGCCGTTCCAACCAAGACTTCATCGCAGCTCGTCTGAACGCAATGGCTGGTGCCATCGAGCAGAAGATTGCTGAAAAGACTGCACAAGAAGCAGTTGCATTGGTAGGTAAGTGGGCTTCTGATGTTTCCAACGTAACTGGAGATGTTAAGGCCGTAGCCACTAAGAACGGTACTGCCTTGAACCCTTACTTCTTGCCTGAAATCGACTTGGCTGCCAAGCAGACTGGATACTGCGCTCCTATCGGTATCTTCGGCGGTTCTGAACTTTACCTTTCAACTGACCTGTTAAACGTAGGTTGCTGCGGAACTGACGGCATGGACCTTATGGGTATCATGGGTCGTTACGGCAAGGTAGTTGCTTGGGATCCTTACATCGTTGATGCATTCTCTTCCAACAACATCTCCTTGATGACTCAGTTGGGTGCTATGCAAATGTTGGTTTACACCGTAGGTACTGAAGCTTCTTTCAGCCCACTTGCTTCCG